GCTTGCGAGACTTGCATTTTGCAGGCTCATAGTGACTCCAAAAGTGTTTCTTCAAGCTAATGCTTGAAGGGCATTTTCTGCCAAGATAGGGAGAGGGCATCGATGGTGTGAGCCAGCGAATGCCAAGAAACATCTAACAAAGGAAACTTTGTTAGGGCTGCAGCAGGGTTACGATAAATCTCTGTATGCGTCGAAACGCAAGTCATGAGATTAGGTGAAAATGGAATACCCCAATACGTGGGTTCTCCCATAACTGTGTAAAGTACCTTATCCTCACGGATATGGGTTGCACAGTCACCCATGAAGATCATATCGCCAGAACGGCGGTGTGCCTTCAAGAAATCGCCAACACCTAACCACCAATCCACCAGCCATGAAAGCTTTGTAAGCTCCCATGCAATTGCAGGAATAGCAGACCAATCCGTCCCGAGCATATAGCTCAAAGTGGGAGGTCTTCGCCATTGGTAATAACAGATGGCCGCAACTCGGAATGTCGTAGTATAATACCGACAAGCCTGAAATTTTAGCCCCATTATATCAATGGGAATGTCTACAATTCGCTCACAAAACTGGACCTTTGTTTGAGAACGCCCAGAATACAAGTGATCGGAAATTTTCCGATCCTTTGTCTTCACAGCCTCAATGATATCCTTTATGGTATACACCAACGGCATAACGCCGTATCGATGTTCCATCCAGGTACCAGCTAGGTTGTCTATCCTCTTGCGTTTCTGCGTAAGCAGTTTCCGGAGGGCAGAAAAGGGGTTCTGGAGCATCTCGAATGTCTCCCTCAGTTCACCGAGGTTAACACCAAGCTCGAATGTTGGGGCCGTGGCTTTGCCATAAGCACCCAATACAGCTTTCTGTTCCATGAAAGCTGGATCAATCCCGGGAAAATTTCCCTTGGCTCCTACTACAACACCGTCGTAATTATAACGGTACCATGATAGGTCACCTTCAAGTTTGTAAACCTCCATGTAATCTTCACCCCAAAATCGAAATCTTCTTATGTATTCGACGTTGGTGCTTGAGTCCATGGAGTGGAGCTCATCTTTGACGAGCTCGAACTTGTTTAGTGAAAAGCCATTAGGTCTCTTGCCTCTAACCGAAGAAACCGTTGATCGCTGTCCAAAAATGGGAGGCGATATAAAGGTTTGTGGACCAACAACTCCCAAAAGGACTTGTTGACCATTCGGAAAACCATAGGTGTACCTCGTGACAGTAAACTGTCTCGTGGTGAACTCACCGAAGGTACGGGTATCATAGACCATGATTGATCTCCAATCAAATAAGGTTG